TGTCGTAAGCTATTCCGTTATATTCGACTCCTGTTGCATCATATTGAGTAGATGCTGATGCTGATCCAGCGCCTGGTGTTGATGACGTAGCCACACCGCCTTGAGGATTGACTTTTCCTGTAGCTGTATTAGCTATGGCCTCAGATGTTATGCCTATGAAACTTGATGCGTTGGAAATATCAGCATCCATCGTGTATGTACGGGCAGCGTAAGTTGTCGATGCAGTTTTAAAAGCAATGAACATATTAGTCGAACTTGAATCATATAAAACTGGTCTTTCTTGCTTACTACTAATCTGCGTATTTTGCACTAGTAGGTTTGTTCCCGTAGTATAAGTAGATGTACTTGTGTCTACACTAACTATATATTGCACTCCCAAGTTGTCGGAATACATTAAACCTGTTTTTTTCGTTAGTGCATTATATCCAATGCCGTTGGCATCTCTTACATTACTATTACCTATTGTCGGCCCAAAATTTCCTGATGACACAGTGGGTGTTGTAAATGATACTGCTGAGTTTGAAGTAAATTGAATGGGAACGACATCCATACCTCCTGTTGCGCCATAAGTTAAAACGTGTTTTTTATCGTTTGCATTGTATGCGCTGAATGGAATATCACTATAGTAACTATTAAGTGCTGTTTGATTTATGGTTGCTGAGGCCGATGAACTTCCTACCGACACAACCATATAACTCATATAATGCGGACTGTATCGATAACTTTGTGCTATTAAAACAACTTCGTAAGTTGGGTCATAACTTAAAACTGGCCTCCCTCCAGCCCCATCATAACAATTCATAAATTGTCCATTAAAATTATCGACATATGATGTCCATGATGTACTTGTTCCACTTACCTGCCCAATACAATGACGCAATAAACCTTGACTACTTTGATTCCAAGTCGCTAAAAATCTGTCACTATTTGGGCAAAATACAATGGATGTAGGCCGACTTGAGCTTGTGTGAACTTGGGTCCCATTACCAGTTTCCCAATTACTTGTAGTACCACTGACATTAAGTTGTTTTGCTTCAACATTACCTGTGTTTCCATCACTATAGTAAACAACTACGGCGGCATTGTTAGTCGTATCGTATGCTGCACAATACGAACTAGTTTGAAAACTATAACCAATTGATGGACTACCAAATGTAATCGTTGTGCCGCTTATGGTTCCTGCAACGGCTGTCATATAATCGTTAAGACCTGAGTAAATAATAACACAGGCATTTTCATCGGGATCGTAATAACCTGCTATTGTGGCTCTAGTTCCGTTAACTCCTAAAGAATTGACGCTACCTACAGAAGCAGTAACACTTTCAACACCACTAGCTTCAACTTTACCATTTGAAAGCAATGACACCGTTTGACCATTGGTTAACGTTCCAGAAGCTACAGCACTAAATTCTTTTGCACCGCCACCTGAAGGTAATAATTCGGATAAATTTGTCACGAGTTAAACTCCAAATTAATGCTTGTTGAAGACAACGCCTTGCCTATTCTAACAGCAGGAGATGTAGATGTTGTGCTGATCGTTCCGTCAGCTTGCACATAATAAACGCTGTTTGGCGTTAACGTAGGTAAACTAGCATTTGTAGCTATCCCACCCTTAATCGTCACAGAACCTGTGGCAGTGTCTGATATTGCTGCATCGGCAATGCCTATGAAACTTGATACGTTAGTTTGATTTGGTGGGTTTCCTAAATAATATCTTCCATTTTCAGTTGTTCCTCTGTAGCTTATTATATTTTGTTTGGTAGATGAAATAATACTCATTCCAACACTTTGGTTTCCATTTGGAACTTCAGTACCAATATGTTGAGAGCTATAAGTTGCTGTAGTTCCTGAAACAGTCCACCAAATCATGTAAGTATTTGAGCCTGGACTAGAAGATCCTGACATTGCAACTGCACTAAGTTTATTATCAACAGATGAAAATCCTAGCACGGGATAGTTATAAAAAGAATATCCCGCATTTTGTAGCGTTCCTATAGTAACAGATCCTGAACTTCCATTGTGAGAAGGAGTTAACAAACACTGCCGACCACCTTGATTAGCACTGAAACACTGAAGCGTCCAAACTTGGTTAGAAACCGTGTCAGTAACTGCTGCAAATTTTTTAAAACTACTAGCAGTGTCATAGGTTTGTCTAGTCCCTCCCCAAGTGACTGTGTTTCCACTAACTCTTCCTACCATCACAACTGCATAATAATTATTGTTAACGTAAGGCCATGTTACCGTAATTGTATCACTGTGTGGATCATAAGCAGACCCCATTCCACCCAAACCTGCACCGCCAGTTGAAAAAATTGAGTAACCGCTAAAACTTATGCTCGTGCCTGATACGGTACCAACTCTTGTTTCTCCATAGCCTGAACTAGAGACACCATAGTTTATCACAACTTTGGAGTTTTTGCTGTCATAAGCCAAAGCAATGCCATTAACATACGCACTGTTGTAACCAAAATCAGTTTGTGATCCGGTAGTAATAGTATTTGTTGAAGGGTTTACTTCTACAACTACGCAATTACCTGGACCAGTAGTTCCACTAACTCTACGCTTATAAGCAACTACAGATTTTTGAGCACTGGGGTCATAAACAGTGCATACTCGATCACATTCAGCACCCGAACTACTAATTAATTTTTCAGCACCAGGACTAGTTAATCCAGTGCTAGTTGGGGTATAAGCAACAGCCCACAGCCCTCGCGTTGGACCTTGTTTAACAAAGAATATAATAACTCTGTCTGCATTAACATCATAAACAGAAGCAGACACATTTCCGAAATCATCACTGGAATTACCTGCTTGAAGAAGCGTAGTGGTAAATGTTGCAGGACTTGTTGCTGAAGAACTTGCTGTAGCAATTGCCTCAACCTTACCATCAGTTTTAAGAGCTACCGTTTGTGCGTTGTTTATAGCTCCGTCAGCAACAAAATCGACATTCTTGCCACCAGACCCTGCGGGTAAAAGATCAGATAAAGTACTCATGTCAAATCCCTTATGTTAAGAGTAGTGGCACTAATTGCTTGCCCTGCAAATGTACTCGTGACAGTTGTCCCCAAAGTGCCATTGTCTTGAACGTAATATTTACTGCCAATAACCAATGAAGTCTGTTGAGAGTTTATTCCCCCTAACATATCCACGTTGCCTGTCGCAGTGTCTGATATAGCTTGTCCTGTTATGCCTATGAAGCCTGATACGTTAGTTACAGAGCCAGAAGGAGTGTAAACAGAACTTTTTCCCGTATTTGGTGTTAAATTAATGTCATTGTACACAACTACAGCTTTGTTTGCATTTGGATCGTACACAGAAGTTAAACTGTTGAAAGAACTTATATCTGCACCGTTTTGTATTTGATATGATGTGGGGAAAGTTGGATCATAACTTGCTGAAAGATTGATAGGTTGAGCTTCCATTACTTGTGTACCAGTAGCACCATAGTAGTATGCAAACGTCAACAAGAAATTTCCTGTTGTTCCCCCTGAATTACTTGAAATATAAACTAAATCAGATTCAAAATTATTACTAGAAAGGTTTTCTGGAGTGTTGGCTGTTCCAAAATTTCCTGCACCATCAGTTGAAATAACGTATATTGGGTTAGATCCACTGTTTAACGTAAAACTTATTAAATATCTGTCATTTCCTGAATCATAAACCACCGGACAACCATAGGTTTTGACTGCTTGACTACGAAAATAGGTTTGAGTAACAAATTCAGGGCGATTAGTAGATGCCGTGGTTATGGTTATATAAGCACCGTAATTGTTGCTTGAAACCGCACCCGTCATTAAACCCACACCGCCTGTCGGCTTAAAAACTAATCTTAAATCACCCTGATAACCATTTGAATAAGTGTCATAAGTTGAATAACTTACACTTGTTCCACTCACTGTACCGTAGAAAATTTCAGGATAATTACTACTGTTTCTAGATAGAAAAACAAGTTTTTGTACTGATGGGCAATAAGCTACATCGCCTGTGCTACTAGTGAGAGCATGGGTGTTCCAAGCAACGGCACTGCCCCATGTTATAGAAGTAGCAGTCGGTGTTCCTATTCTAGTTCGCCATTGATTATTATTGTTTGTATAAATTATTACTACTTTGTTATTATCGGTATCATAAGCCAATCTTGGAATTTTAGAAGTGCTTGAGTCAAATGTTTGTGGACTTGTATAAGTAAGGGTTCCTCCAGAAAAAGAGCCTATTATATAATAACCTGCCGTTGAACCTCCAGCATATGCTATTATAACTGTTTTATTTAGAGGATCGTAAACACTAGTAGTGTATGCGACTTGATTGGTAGGATCTATTACAGTTGGAGTAGTTACACCTTCTGTCAAAACAGTATTAAAAACAGCTTCAACTTTTCCATCACTTTTTAATGCTACTGTTTGACCATTGGTTAACGTACCAGAGGCTACAAAGCTCCCTACATTCTGACCACCGCCAGAGGGTAATAACTCTGACAGATTGCTCATTAGACACTCCAACCAATCGTTGCATCCATATACGTCATAGTAATTTGTGCAAAGTTTTTGTCAAAAGTTAATGGCGTTGCAGAACTGGCAATGTTTGAACCACCCCCATTTACTGTAAAGTTAGTTGTTGCTGCAGCTCCTGTTCCGTCTTTTACTACTACAAAGTCACCTGCACTTGGTCCACTTGGAAGTGTTATGGTAATTGAACCTGCACTTGCTACAAGAAACTGGGCAGACGTTGCTGTAGTGTTACCACTAACAAGTTGTGGTTGAGGAAATCCTGCAGCTTCAGC